CGCCGCTCGTCAACTTTGGCAACGGGTAAACCCACTTGCCGTCCTTAGTCAAGTCCGACTTATAATTCGGGTCTGCCGCCTCCATATCCGCCTTTTTGGTACACTCGGCGTACTTCGTCAGGTCAAAGCCCGGGTATTTCTCGCCCCCGCCAAGGAGCCCAAGCAGCCTCAGCTTGGCGGGGGCTAAGTTAAAAGTTTGCTGCACGTGCGCGTCGGCGCTGGTCACCAATTTGTCGCTGGTGGCAATAAAAAGAGTCTGTTTGCCCGCCTCGGCTTCTCCGAGGGAGCGACCCTTGTTGTCGGTAACGGTGCACCCGGAGGCGCTGGTTACCGCGTAAATTTTCCCGGGAAATGTGTCGTGCTCTTGCATGGTTTGCATTTTTGCACACGTTCAAGCTGCCCTGCAATATTTTTTCGTGGGGGCAAAAACTACACCACGAAGCCGGAACCCCTCATACCGCCCGAAGCCGCCGCTCGGCGCGCCCTCGGAGGGTCGTCGTCATAGGCCATAAACCTGCCGCTCCACCATGCCATGACAAGCGCATCGGCCCGGTCAGGAGAAGGCAGACCTCGGTCGGCCATGTCCTTTTTGCTCTCGCACTTTAGCTTGCCTCGATCGTTCCATTCTAAGTAGCGGTTGCAAAGCTGGTCGATGGTCTCCTCCTCCAGACCGTCGGGGAAGCAAATCTCGCCACGCTCGAGGCTCTGCCGGAAGTAGTGCCAAGCCTGAATGTTCAGGTTCAAATAATGGTCGTCCTCCACCTGCGCGCCGCCATTAAACTCTCGAAAATAAAAGTCCTGATAATGTCTGGCGGCCTGCATGATGCCTATGCCCAGACCGCAAACGTCTCCCCACACCTGTCCGTCGTCTATACCTCGCAGGCGGCATTCGGCCACCACTCGCGAGGCGGCTTTTACGGTGTCCTTAACGCGGTCTTTCCAGAGCACTCGCAGCATGTTTCCGTGGCGCTCAGCCAGCACGGTTTCGTCTCCACCTGCGGCCCAGTCCACCGCCGCATACCTCTCCCCGGGCCGAGGCTCAGGCTTGTGCATTAGGGCCTGCTCTACCAAGTAACGCGGTATAATCATCGCGTCGTCTCCCTCCGTAAACTCGCCCATTATCATCGAGCGGTAGACTGGGTGCCGCTCAGGCTCGGGGCCGTAAAGCTTCCGGGCGAGGTCTATTTTCCACGCGGGTATGTGGGGGCAATCATCAATCGCGTTGACGTGAACCGTGTGGTACAACTTCCTCGTTCTCCGGAACGAATTATAGAACGAACCGTTTGGGCCGCCGGGGGAGGACGTGAGTATATAGTACGTCGGGGTGCAGCGAGACAGGGCCTCGAATATGGGCTCGGGCACGCTCTTGGCCTCGTCGACCATAAGCATGACAGGGCGCTCCGGCAGGTGTTCGTGGTGGCCTTCCGCGCGCCCCGGGTGGTTGGTAGAATACGCTCGTATAAACCCGCCTTCCGGCGTGCTGATTTTGTCTTTCCCCCACTTCCAATGGGGGACCTTCTCGCGATGCATTTCCAGATTAGGCCATAGCTGGGTGGTGAGCTGGTTCCACGAGCCGGAGGTGACCATGGCAATGCCCTTCGGGAAGGTATACAGAAACCACAGCAGCAGCACCACGTTGACGCAGGCCGTTTTGCCCGAGCCGTTAGCGGCCACCAGCGACATGCGCCTTTTTCCGTTCACCGAGAACCACACGGCCTCGTCCTGCCACGTATATAGGCGCAGGCCCAGCTTCAGCTCTGCAAATTCTATGGGTGTCATATCAGTTTGTTGTTCATTTTTCGCAAAAAAATGAATGACAAAGACGGTTGTTGTGCACAGGTGAACAACAACCCGCTTATTTTAGCCGTTCTCGACCTCTGCTCCCTCCTCGGCCTGCTGCTGGCGCATCAGGCGGGCCTGCCGTTCGGCAATGCTGGCAATTATACGCTCCTCGTCTCCTCCTGTTAATTCAGGGACAACGCTCTCGTCAGAGGAGGAGACTGTGCTGGTGGTCGGCAATACCTGAACGCCGACACGCTCCCCATAGACCTTCGGGAGCATTTTTGCCAACATCCATTTCAGCGTATCAACCTCAAACCGACAGGCCGATAAACGAGATGTACTAAAATCAGGGTCTAATGCGGCTTCGTGCGCTTCGTCTACCAATTCGAGTATTCTGTCCGTTTTGCCGAGCCAACCGATTTCGCGTGCTCGTGTGTACTGCTGAGCAAACTCCTCGCTATCGCGAACCCAACGCAAAACGGCAGCATTGTCTATTTCTCCGGCGCATGCCTTACGGAGGCTCATACCTTGCTCAAGGCGCTTGCATATACGGTCAGCAAGAGCGCGAGAGCGCTTAAACGGTTTGCGCTTCGTGCCGAGGTATTCAGCATCGTCTTTTTTTTTGCGTTGCCCGGCGGAGGCGTTAAGACGGGCCTGTGCGCGTTTAGCTTCGGCTTCGGCTTTGTCGGCCTGAGCTTTCGCTTTTCGCAGCGCCATGGCGCGCGTGGCGCGTTTTATTTCATCCTCCGGCATGGTGAGCAGCGTTTGTTTTAATCTGTTGCATCAGTTTCTTCTTCATCAGGTTCAAAATCAGCTATTTGAACCTCCCCCATACGCTTAGCTGCTGTCTTTGCGTCACCTTTAAGGAACACCAGAACATTTTGGTGAACCTTGCGCGGTTTGCGGCTGGCATTCATACCGCGCCGGGCCGTAATAGCATTGGTGCCAATAGATGTTAAAAGCACAAGCTCGTTGTAATACTCAAACCCGGCATCCTTGAATGCAGTAATAGTATCGCCCAAAAAATTGTAATACGAACCGTTACGATTGCGAACCTCTCCCACAACCCAAACAGCAAACGTATTATCCTTTAATTTGGAATAAGTCTTAGAAATGATGGAGCGGTATACTTTGAGGAAGTCGGCATAATCCATGTTGCTTAGGTCTGCCGGGTCGTCAGAGTATTTTTCAAGGTCTGCGTATGGAGGGCATGAAAGAACCATGTCGAACGCGTCATCCTCAATGCTGTTAAGAACAACATTGCTATCACCGCAAATCCACGTCGGCGGATTTTCGCATAGTTCTTCAGCCTGTCGGCGGTTAGCCTCAACTTGGTCGGCACGCAGGTCAATACCGCAGTACATGCGACCCATTCTTTCGGCCACAACGCCACGCACAGAGCCACCTGCAAACGGGTCTAAAACCTTATCCCCGGCAGCGGAGAACCATGCGTATGCAATTTCGCAAAGTACCGGGTCAAAAATAGACGTACCCATCCAGTCGTCGCGCTTGCCGTCGGCGCTTATTTTGGCAGCCAAAGCACCTAAGCCCTCATAATAATCATCGCGAGATTCTTTCGACCGGAGCCCTGTTGCTAACCACGCTCGCTTGCGGGCCTGCCAAGGGCCGGAGCGGCAATCAAAGGTTGAAAACGGAGGAACGAGGAACGTATCAGACAAAGATTCCCCGCCGTTTTTATCCCATTCTTTGTTGCTGTCGCCCTCTCCGAGCAACGCGTCGATTTCCTCTTGAGAGAAGCCCGTCAGGGCTATCACGTCTTCAGGTATGTCCGCTAACACAGATTTAAGCGTTTCATCGTCTATTTCGGCAAGCTCGGCAATACGGTTATCGGCCAGCATGTCGGCCAATTCTGCGGCCTCGTTTTCATAATGCTGCACCTCTACCGGAACCTCGGAGAACCCGGCGAGCTTGGCAGCTTGATAGCGTCCATGACCCTTTATAATGAACCCGCTGCGGTCGGAGACGGTAATGGGTTGTCTCCAGCCGTTGCCTCGTATGACCTCGGCTAGACGCTCGATCTGATTCTGCGGGTGAGTGTTCGGGTTCTGCGGGTGCTCCACCAGCGTTATGGTGGGCCGCATTTCTGTAAAACGGCAATAAACCGTTGGCGTCGAAGTGGTTATTTCGTTCATCTTTTTTTGGTGTTTGTTCCTTCCTTTTTTTATAATGCTAATTCGCGTTCAATTTCTTCTTCTATAAGCCGCGCGAAAGTGGCGCTGGATATTTCTCCAAGGGGCGTCTTCTCCTCGGGCTGAATTTGCAGGGCTTTCTGCTCCTCGTCGTAAGCAACGCTGAACCCCTCGGCTCTGCATTCCTCTATAATTCGTTCTATTTCTTCCATGTCGAATGTTTTGGTACTAGCGGTTCCCATTTTTTGGAGCGCGTTCGGGAGGTTGTATTCGGCCAATTCGGGAGGGGGCTGCAATTTTTCCCCCTTGGCCATAAGGCCGAGGTCGATGCACTCTTGTCGGCCAACGGGCTCGACGTACATCCAACTGTTGAAGCCCCACGGTCCGTATGGGTTGCCAAAACCGCCTTGCTCAAAGGAGTTGCGGTCTAGCCAGTACTGCGTGTCTGTTTTGAGCCTCACGTCGCCCTCGTGGGCCACATGGTCGGGGCGTTTTTGGTCTTCCTTTGCACCATCCATGCGCATGAACCTCCAGCCGGGATAAGTGCTAAGGAAGTAAGGCTCAAAGGCGGCGCAGAATTCAGCATACCCGGCAGCCATTTCATTCTGCGTTCTGAAAATGAGCCGTAAGCGGTTCATTTCGTCGAGCGTATCTAGGCTTTCTTTGAACGCATCCTTGTCCTCAACCTCTTCGGGCGGATAAACGCGCAGGTTCTCCAGCATAATTTCGGCTTCGTAAACAAACTCGCTCATACTCCAACCTTCTTCAAGCCCCTTAGCAACAAGCGCTTGTAATTTACTAAGGACATGTGCATCCTCAACGGAAGCGGAGAAGAAACTCAGGTTGCGAATGGCAGGCTCAACCTCGGCCCAATCTGCGCTGGAGCGGGCCGAGGGGTAAAGTTTGAGCTGAGCTGTGTGTTCGTGGAGCGGCATTTTAATGCTGTGGTGGCATTTTAGCGTCCTCTTCGGGTTGGTTCAAGGGGGTTGCGTGGGGGCAAAAAACATCCTCTTTTTTCTGAGCCCACGCGAAGAGAGGAAGGAGGCAGACATCGCGCTTTTTTTTCTGCGCGCAACGCTGCTCCCAGTTTGTTTTGTGGGCAAAATGAAAGCCCAGCCCATGGAGAGCAGAAACTATTAACCGAGAAACGCGAAGGGCCTGCTCCTCGTTGTTTGTTTGCAGGGAGACCTCCACCCGGCGGGGCTTCAGTTCGGGCGCGTCTTGCACCAGCAACCGCAGCGTATAGGCCCGGGGATGGTGCTTGCCGTGTCTTTGACGGATCAGGCGTTTTAGGTCGGTGTCCTTGAGTGGGCATTGGCGTTTGTTTGGCATATCTTTTTTTTGCAAGGGGATAAACATTTCATCGGCGGCGGGAGGCTCCGGCGAGCACCACGAGGTTGCTCATGCCACGCAGTCGGTCGACAATGGCGCGGGCGGTGGTGTCGTCGGCATACCCTGTGCTGTCAGGGCGCGGGGTCAGGCGTTTAACGAGGTCTTTTCCTCCGTAATTAGTGGTCACAATGAGCGGTTTTCCGGCATCGTATCGGGCGTTTATTATGCTAAAAAGCTGCTCCATGGCCCACTCTGTGGGGCGCTCTTTACCGAGGTCGTCCAGTACCAAAACCGGGGGCTTGGTGAAGCGTGCAATAACCTCTGTTTCTTGCACGTCCCGTCGGTCGTAACTCGCTCTTATTTCTCGCAGAACGTCGCTGACGTTACGCCACAGGATGCGGCGACCTTTACGGAGGAGGTCGGCGCAGAGGCAGGAGGATAAGTATGTCTTGCCTGCACCTATGTCTCCGACAACGTAGAGGCTGCGGGGCCAGCTTCCGGCGAGAATCGATGCTCCGAAGGTTACTGCAGCGTCGTATGCGGCCTCTTGGCTGGGCTCAGAGCGCTCCCAGCGGCGGAGCCCTCGGTCAAGCCACGCGTCGGGCATGCCGGAGGCTTCCCATCGGCTTTTGAAACGGAGCATTTCTACCGTTTTGCTTTTTTCGCGTTCTTTGGCCTCTTTTAGCGCGTTTTGTTCCTCGGCGGTACGTTTTGCCGTCTCGCAAGAACAAACGTCAGGAAGGCCGCAAAGAATCGCAGCACGGGGGTCTTCTGGGTCTGTCGCAACAAACTGGCCGAGCGTTGTGCGTATTTTTGCCCCGCAGTGGGGGCAGGTGGTTACCAGCTCGCCGGGAATAGTGCGAGCCTCAACGGGGGGTCTGTATTCGGTGGTTGTGGTCATAAACTGTAGTCGGGGGTTGTTTCGGAGCGGTAGCGTGTGGCCGGAGCGGCCTTCTTGCGGGCGGCTATGGTGTCGGAGGCGGAGCGGTTCTGCCAAGAGCGGAGAAACTTGCGGGCTAAGGCGTGCCAGTCAGCCACCGGGGCTGCGTGAGGCCCTGCCGTCCAGCCGTTGCTCTCCATGGTGTCAAAGAAGGATGCTGCGCAGTGAGCGAGCTCGTCGCCTTGGAGGCCGCAAAGGGGGCTGGCGGCCATGAAGCGCTGCACCTCCTCAGCGTCGGCGGGGAGGGGTTTGCAGGAGCGAGCTCTTTCCGGGGCCGGGGCCTCCAAGCGCTGCGCCTCGGGCTGCTCGTCGCCGCTTATAACCACGGTGGTATTATTTGGCGCTTTTAAGGTGTCTTTGATAATATATTCTTTTCTTTTCTTTTCTGCTAACGGTTTCGCTAATGTTTTTTCGTTAGCCGGAGCATTAGTTTTGTACTGTTCCGGCATTAGCTCTGCTAATGAATTTTCATTAGTTTCTTCGTTACCTTGAGCGTTTTCTTCGGCCTTTTTACGGGCTGTGCACTTGGCCACGCGGCGGGCGTTTACGGCACGAGCTTTTGCTGTTTCCCCGCAATGTTTTTCATATTCGACGGCCTCGATGGTGCCGTCTTCGGCAACCCTAGCCCAGCCGACGTTGCACAAAGCTTGGGAGATTCCTCTGTAGTCGAGCTCCGCGTCCATCTCTTTTGCAGTAAGGTTAGTCTTCCCGTCTGTCGTTTGTTCGTCCACCCAAACGAGCCAGTTAACGGCAAGGCCCAGCGCTGTGTGTTTTTGGCAATGCAGGTGCCGCATTATTGCTCTTATTTTAGCCGAGCGCAAAAGGGTGTGGTTTACTTTAAGCCAATCAGCCATTGTTTTTTTTCTCCTTTTGTTGTACTGCAAACGCCTCGCAGGAGGCTCGGTTCCATGCCGAGCTAGCGAACAGAAACCCGTCGGCTCGGCGGCGCGAAAGGCATTTTTTGCGAACAATTTCTCCTCTACGGGCGAGCCTTCCTAGGTTGTTGGTGCTGCGGTTTATTATTCTCGCCGCCTCGGCGGATGTGACCCAGCGTCCGGAGGCAATGAGGTCGTCCAGAAGAGGCAATCCTTCTTTATTCTGCTCGGGGCCATTTTTGAGCTCAATTTCGGCGGGCGTTAAAGGCCTCAGCAAATGCGGTGAGGCTTCCACTATTTTACGGTATTGCGAAGGCCGTAATTTTCGTAAAGGCAGAGGTGTCATTTTTTTTGTTGTTTAGGTTGAGGTTCAATAAATTGTTCAATAAACTCAGAGACGTGAGCATCAATCTCGGTCTGCACGGCCATAAGTCTGTCTAGTTTTTTGACGAGGTTTCGCTTATGGCGGTCGGGGCTGTTCCGGTAAGGCTCGAGCGTTTCCGAGAGGAACGCGAGCTGCAGGTTATTCAGAGGCAGGTTCATGGTCGCTCCTTTCTTTTTTCCAGAGCCTCCTCGGTGGTGAGTGTTATTGTTATTTTATCGTCGTCCATATTTAATAGATTTGTTGTTCGTTTACCGCTCGGCGGGAGATTGCGGCTTCTTCTTGCTGCCTCTCTCAAGGATCTTAATGCATGCCCTCGTCTCATGTTATTGTTCCTCCTTTCTGAAAATAAGGGGGTTGCAATCAGGGTTCTTTTTTACCCATTTCAAAAGCTTCTGAGGCAGGTAATGTGGCGGTATGTCTCGGAAATAGCAATGCACCTCAAATCCGTAGCTCTTGTAGCGGTAGTAGCCAGCTTCGCCATGTCCGCTGATACCTCCAGTATAGTGCACAGTCTCGGCTTCCTCTGCACTGAATCCTTTTTCCTGTAGCCAATCGACTAGCCATTCTCTTGCGTTTTTGTCAATGCCTGCTTGCTTGAGAGAATACTCGCTCACGTCAAAACTCATGTAATAGTGGAAGCCGTATTCCCTGTAGGGGCGTGAATATGAGTTCCAGTTGCCGAAGTCTGAATAAATGTGCAGTATGTTGCTCTCCTGCTCGGTCAGCTCGTACCTGAGTTTAAGCAGCTCTTGAAAACGCTGCCATGTGACTCGAGGCTGGTTGTTGTATGTTTTGAAATGGAGTTTGCCGTTGATGACTACCATTTCTAAATCGTCTTTCTTTTGGAGGTATATTAAGCGGTCACTGTGTGACAAGCTGTTAAATTCTTCGGGCGTAATGTTCATATGGTTTGTGTTGTTAGTGTTATTTACTTAAAATCCGCGCAGGGTTCATGTTCGGGGTGTACTTCTTTATCGTGTCTGGTGCAATAATGCATCGTGTAGGGCTCTCCGAAAAGGTCTGTTTTCTCGAGCGTGTTAAATGAGTGGCACGCGCTGCATGTGCAGCATACGAGCTGCACGCGCAAGCAACGGCCTTTTTCAGTCCAATCTATAGTTTTATTCATTTCTGCTCCTTTCTCCACATAAAACAGTTGCACGTGTCATCAGCTCTGGTATGCGTGCACCATGTTCCATTGCCAAGGGCGCAGCGGCCATCTTCTTGCGGGGCATCTTCGCTGTACGGGGTAAACTCAGCGCACTGGTGGCAAACGCCTTTTTTGAGCCACCTGTGGGCTTTCTTGCGGGCATCCCATACCGCTTGTATAAACGCCGGGTTTTTCGGTTCTCCCAGATTTTTACAAGCAAAATAGCCTGTAAGGATTCTTCCGTACTCGTACCAGTCTTTTTGTTCTTGGGTCATTTCTCTTGTTCCTTTCTATGCTCAGCGCAACAGCATTTGTTATAATCGCCTATGCTTTGCAGGATTGTTTGCATTTGCTGCTCGTCTTGTGTCGACTGCGCGTTTTCGGGGGTGGTTAAACGCTCAATCTCGTTGAACACGCCGGGCAAGACGAAGAAGAGTACAGTTTTGCCAGCATCTCTCTGCACTGTTGATCGGTCAGCATGTCTACAAACTTTTGTGCGGCTTCATCTTTTGTCATTTCTGCTCCTTTCTGCATTGAATTATATGTCTCACATGGCTGAGGTGGTAATCGTCGTCAAAAAAACCGAGCCCACGGGCGCTAATCAGCGCATCGGCGGCAGCGATATAATTTCCTGCACTGAATAAGTCATGTGCTTCTCGGGCTTTTCGCAACAATTCTTCGCAAGACTCTACTGCGCTGGCTAGCATTTCTAATACATCCGCTTCATCTTTTGTCATTTCTGCTCCTTTCTATCCTGCGCAGTCATAGTAAAAGCGCGATTTATGCTGTCTTCTACCTCGTTGAGTCTTTGGCATTCTTTCAATGCTTTTCTCTCACTGTTAAAAAACTTTTTCTGGTCAACAACTGCGTACAGATATTTTCCATTTGCGGTTTTCAAACGAATTATTAGGTATCTCATTGCTGCTCCTTTCTATATTCAACGTTGAGCCTTGCGCACTCGGCTTCGGCGCGTTCTTTTGCTTGGGCTTTGGTGTAAGTCTGCGGGGGGCGGTGGTAACTGTAGGTGGCTAAGCACCGCGTCCTCCCAGTTAGTCCGTCAGGCTCGTCATCGTCTTTCCGGCAAACTTCGAAACACTTCTCATGCTCTTTATGTATGAGAATATACCTCTCCAGCTCCTCCACCGGGGTGACGAGTTTGAGGTAATAGAACGGAACAGAAAGTGTATCGCCGTTCTGAGCTTCCACCGTAACACGGTTGTATTCTTTATGCTCGTTTTCTACTACTGTGAGCGTTTGTGCAAGTAATCTTTTGGCTTCAAAAAGTTCCCTGCCGTCTTTGGGGTGATATTCAACCTTATCCCCCTTGCGGAAACGGCGGCAGGGGGCGTATTTCGGGGCGGGTTCGGAGTTTTTTGTGCCGTTTTCGGGGGGAATGGGGGAGAATGCGGAGGCTTCACCTAATACAAACGTTGTGGGCCAATAGGTGCTTAATACGACACCCCGCAAAATGGGGTTAACTTGGATGAACTCATCTCCTATTGTTTTAACTTTCACTCGGACGTTGTAAATCTCTCCGACTTTTAGTTCTTCTATTTTTGTTTCTTCTGTTTTCATAATGTTATTTAGATGCTCGGTAAATAATGAATGCTAAAAATGCGAACATTGAAACTATGCTTACGCACGCTACGATTGCTTCTTGAGTTGTCATGGTGTTAGAGGTCGATGTCTAAGGTTTTCTAGCATCATCGGTCAATAAGAGAATGTGGTGAAATCTTCTTCGTCTAACATGGAGGCCAGAGGCGAAGCCCAGCCGAGGCCAGCGTCGCTCTCTGCATAATTTTTCTCCAGCGGGCGCTTTGAGCGCATGCCGGGTCGAACAACGAGCTTTTTCCTCTCGTTGACCGCGTTCCAACGGTCAACGCTGTCTACCTCAACTCCTTGTGGGGTGTATATAGCGAGGCCGCATTTCGGGCACGAACATTTTTTTTGAAGCTTCCCGTCAAGCTCGACGGTTTCCACTTTCGGGTAAAGGCCGCATTTGCGGCACGTAATAGGTGTTTTTGTATTCATTGGTCTAATTTTTCTTTGTTTCCTCCTCGGGTAAACCCGGGTTCAAGTAGGGACATTATAGAGCGAGATTTCAGGGAGGTGACCACCTTCCAGAGGAAGGTGTCGACGGGTGTTGGCGTGTTCCAGCCATCCTCCGTATACGGAGCGCTAAGAAGCTCTTTTAAGGAGGGCATATACCAAACGTCCTCGTTGAGAACCTCCTCCAACAGGGTGAATGTCGGTCTTGCGTCGCGGGTGAAGCCGCGAATGCCGAATATATATTCTCCGAGGCTTTCATGCCATTGAAATTCTCCGTCGTTGCCTGTCCAAGACAAGGCTACGTGAATGCGTCCCTGCTCGTCGCAGCCTTCGTATTTTGCAAAGTACGTGTTCATTTTTTCTTGCGGTTCTTGTTGCGGAGCTTTTCGGCTCGCTCGGTCTCAAAGCGGCGAGCGAATGCAGGGTATTTCATGCATAGCTCGGCATATTCTTTCTGCCTAACGATATACTCGGTCGGGCTCATTCGGGCGAGGCGGTTGTAAAAGCAAAGGCTGCGCTCCTCAAACTCTCCCCACGTCATGTGAAGGGATCCTCGCGTCCATTTGCCGTGCTCGCCTTTGAGCTGTCCTTCGGCGTATTGCTGCTCCAGCATTGGGCCTATTTTATCGCCATAATCAATCATCGGAGTCTTTGTTCGCTGTTACTAAAATGAGGATAAACATAAAGGCTGCGCCGAGGGCGGCACCAACCATAAGCCAATCGAGAAAAAATTAGAAGGTAATTCATGCGTGTGTGTTTAGGGTTAAAGGTTCTGCGAAAAAAGAGAGGTCGAGCGTCCCGGCTAAAGGGCCGAGCGTTTTTTCTCGTCGCACGGTAATGCTCTCGAGGTCGCGGTCATTAATGCCGAACGCCTGAGCGCAACCGTCCAGTATAGGTTTGAGGCGGGCCACAACGTTGTCCACGTCGGGGGCCACGCCCAGTTTGTAATACCATACCACGGACACAGAGCGGGCCGGGAAATTGCGCTGAGGGAACGCCTGTGTGGCGGCAAGCGCGCGAACAAAAGCTGCGTTGCGGGTGTCCATTTTGGCGCGCATCTTGCGGGCGTTCATACCCGCTGCAGCGTGAGGCCGCAGGGGCACTTTGCTGTTGGGAGAAAGGGCCGCAGGGGGGTGCGGAAAATTGAGAGTCAGGTTCATGGCTGGTGTTTTATTATAGTTTTGCGTGTCGACACGCTTTTATATTTTTCTCCGGGGGCCTCGTACAGGTTGTCAAAATGGAACCAATGCAGCGGTTTGCATCCTGAAACGTGAACGCAGTTGTTGTACTCGTCCACCTCGTCCACTTTGGCCAGCACAAGGTAAAATTGGTCGGGATGAAATTTGTTGGCTTTTTTAAGCTCAGTCTCCTTGTTTGGCGTTCCGTTTAATAAGGCCACAAGCTCCTTGCTTAATGCTTCGTTTCGTTTTATGGAAGCCAAACCGCCTCTATTTAACGCATCAGCCACAATCTCGAGCACCTCCTTTAATTCTTTACTTATTTTCTGCGAGTTCATGAGTCGAAGCGGGCTATACGTTTGTATTCACGTGGGCTCGGGGTAAAATACGTGTCCTCCTGCTGCGGGCTCCCCCATTCATTTAGGTGGTATGCAATGCAGTAATCGTGAACCGCGTTTACGTATTCAGCCCTATAAAGCTCCTGCACATCCTCACCTATATGAACCGCGCGGGTCATGAACGGCATAATGGTGCCAACGAACATAAAGGAGAAGGCTCGCGTCTCTGCCTCCCCGGAGCAGAGCTTCCAGAGGTCGGCATAAAGCGCAGCCTGCATGCCATAGTGAAAGTCCTCCATGGTATACCCGAGCTTAGTTGGTGAGCCAACGTCGGCGCTGGTGGTCTTTAAGTCCCACAGGCGGTTGGCCCCGGCGGCGGTCGGTAGAATGTCCAGCATGCCTGTTATGACCACCGGGCAGGCGAGCTTCTGTCCCCCGAGCTCGGTAAGGTATACCCACATGCCAACCTGAGAGTCAAAAGTTTTACCGAGCACAAGGCCTTCAAGCGCGAGGCTTTGTTTTGCGAGGTCGGCTATGGCCTGCCCCCGGGCGAGGTGTTCTTCCGTTATGACGGAAACGCCCTGCTCGGCCTTGGCGGCCCATTCCTCGCGCTGTGCGAGGTCTTGTCGCCCGTCGGCGTATGGGGTGCCGTCCTTCTTCAACTGCACGCGAACGGGCTCGCAGAGGTACTGCTCTGCAAAAAGATCCGGGGTCAGCGTCAGCGTGTCAACGAGGCTGCCCAGCGCAAGCCCGTCGGAGGTCTTGCGCACGCCGTTATCGAGGTTGAACTTGTAACGGTATGGGCTGGCCATGAAATCGGCCAGCGTTGACTTGCTGACCACCGGAACGCAGAGCTCTTCCTCCAGCTTGGCTTTCATGGCGTGGTATGCGTTCGGGTTCACCCGTCCGCTGCATTTGCCCTCCTTTCGGAGGGCTTGCAGCACGTCGTCAAAGGTCAATAATTTCTCGGACATGGGTTAATAAGGAGGGGTTAAAATTCAACGCCAAATTCGTCTGACACACTACGCACTAAATCCGGCTGGTTAAGGAGCCAGCGAGCGAATTTGGCCAGCTCCGCGCGAGGGGCGCTCAGGTCGGGAGCTTTCATATTGTTCCGGCGAGCCCAGAGCACAACGTCGGCTATGCGGCGCTTCTTTTTTGCGAGGTTTTTACTCAAAAGCTCGAGCGCCACCTCGTCGGCCTCAGTGGCGGTGGCCTCCAGCCACGGCAAAACTTCCGAGGCATCGTAGTCGTCCGCCTGCGGTGCCGGGTGTGTTACAGCCTCCTCTTCGGGGCTATATTCTGAGGGAGTCTCGTCCTGCACCGGGACCTGTTGCTGCTGAGGTTCGGGAACCTCCAGCACCGGGTTTTGCCGTTTGCGGGGCAAAGGAGCGGGTTTGCTGGCGGTCATGGGGGCGGGCTTGGCCTCGGGCTCAAATAGCTCGTCGACGCGCGCGTGGCCGCCTTCTATGGCGTTGTAATGTTTGCCGAGCGTCACCAGCTCGTTGCGGGTGGTAGCCTCGAGGTTGTGCCCGAGCTTCGCCTCCAGCATGGCCTTAGTGACCCCCAGCGCAGAGAACTTGGCCTCCATGCGGCGCAGTAGGTCGGGCAGCGGAACGTTTCCATCTGCGTTGCGGAGGGTATTGTTGCAATTTTCCAACGCCTCCTCCACCAGCCATGCCGGGAGCACGCGGAGAATGGCGGCGCGTCGGCGGCGGGCGGCCATATTGGCACAGAGCTCGTATATGTCGCGCTCGTCTGTGAGAGGGTAACCTCCTTTTTTCGTGTCGCGCCAGTGAGGAACAGTAAAGGCTATGCTGTGCTTTGAGTTCGTTTCTTTATCAAAAGCGTATGCCACGCACTCGGAAACCATGCAGCCTTTTTTCGGGTCTTTGTGGCGGCTGAGCTCGGTCCAGCCGCTCTCGGCGTTGCCCCACGCTCCAAGGAGAGCGTCGGCTAAATGGACGCTCGGACCTTCTACTGATGTGCCCCCACGAGGGTAAGTGTAGACGGCCTTCTGTGCGAGGCTTACTCGGCGCGTCGCTGCGGCCATGTTGGCCGTGACCATGGCGAGGTCGCGGGGGAATTGTTTAGCAATAAATATGGAGGCCAGTGTCTCCACCACTTTTTCATTGCTGGTCACAGCGGCCAGCGCGTTCGCGCCGGGGGCGGCCAACATAGAGGCGGGGTTCAGGAACCCGCCTGCCGGAGCTGCCGGGCTCGCTTGCAATTCAGTCGTGCTCATTGTTCCTGCTCTCCTTCCTCCTTGGGGGCATTTTCTCTGTTAAGGATAGCGTCTAAGAGTAAATCGCATTCTTTTTTCTTAGCCTCCTGTTCTTCTTGCTTATATTTAAGCGCTTTCCAGTAAGCGAGGACCTCCCAAGCCTTCGGGTCTCCCTCTAAGCAGCCTTTAAGAATGCCAATTGAGGCCAGAACTATCCATCGTTTAGCCAAATCGCCGTCGTTTTTAGGGTCTATAGAAGAGCAGCCCAAGAGAGAACCTCCGTCGTCGTCTCCGGCGGACACCAAAAAAAAGGTTGCGGGTATGTCCTGCTCGATTTTGCCGTCGCGAGCGGCGGCCCTTATTTCGCTGATTTTGATTTTATTTTCCATTGTTTTTTTGTTTGTTGGTGTTTGTTTGTGGTCCCGTATTAGCAGCCCGGGGCCGGAGGCTGTACCTATGATTTACTTAATCGCAATACCCGGCGTTTAACCGGATGCCTCGGGGAGGAATCGAATCTCCATCCCGTGTGAATGCCCATAAAAGTCACGGTGGCAGCGTTGATGTTTTCCTGCTGCCCGAGGCGGGTAACGCAGACTTTTTTTTCGTTCCCGGTCTGCGAGCGGGGCGCGTTATTACCTATAATATGAACAATACTTGTCTCTCTCGTTCCCAACGCCTCCCGGCGTGAGGTAGTTGCAGGGGCAGGATTTGAACCTGCGACCTCCGGGGCATGAGCCCGACGCGCTACCAGACTGCGACCACCCTGCGGTTTGTTAATGCCGGGAGAGAGTACCAATCTCTCCCGGCTCATGGAGTTAGTTGCCCGGTGCCACAGGCCCCTCCGGGCGAGGGGGTCAGTACTCACATAAAGCATCGCCATCTCCCCGGCCCAGCGCGCCCCTGTGGCGCTTGCGCTGGCCGGGCCAGTCCCCGCCGGAGGCAACTGCACCTCCGCACCGACATGACGGTTTTCACAAACTACGCACGTTTTATTCTTTCTATCAATTAGTGTTAGTGTCATGGCGGTGGTACTTTACTCGGGGTTAATTATATAAAGTGCTCGCGTTTTTCAGACGCCTGCGAGCAGGGCGGCGCGATAACATGTTCATCTAAGAAAAAATTATAGCCGTAAACAAGGCTCCTACAAACCCCGCGAGGCTTATGGAGGCGCACCAAAGCATCACTTTTTCATTGTGCTGCAACGCGGCAAGAAGTTTGCTCGTTTGAGCAATGTCGTCGTCTACAAACTTGCCGCACAATGCTGCATATTTTTTTGCAGACGCCTCGCTCTGCCTCGCTCCTTATCGGGCCTCGCGGGCTGCATTTGCTGCGGCGCTGGCGGTCTTAAACGTAGCTTTACCGTTTCCTGTCTTGGGCTTGGGCTCGCCCATTGCCACAAGAGGTGTGTACTCTTGCTGTGGGTTCACGAGCTTGTTCATAACCGCTTCGGCGTTCTTCTTGTTCTTGTTACTCATGGCTAAAAAAAGTGGGAGGCAAAGTATTGTTTTTATTGCTCTTTTTCTCGGGCTCTTCTCCAGCGTGATACCAAGCTATGACCTCGTCGCTGAGCCATTCTGAGATCGCACAGAGAGCTACGGGAAACAGCCCCATAAAAATTGTGAAAAGTGCACCAAAAAAGGATTTCATGGCGTTCTGCTTTTTTAGAAATTTATTGTTGCATTCTCCATCAAAAATCTTCGGAACGCAGGAAGGTTAATTCTGCGTTGGCCGTTCCAGACCAGCTCCGGTATTTCGTGCGTCTCGCGGGCCTTGGCCAGAAGGCGCTCCATAGTGCCTCTATCGCAATCGTATAGTTCGCAGAGGTTTTTCACTCTCAGAAATTCGTTGGTGGGGTGTTTCATCGTTGTTTCGGTGTTTGTTTGCGGGGTTAATAGCGGTCGGGGAAAAGGTACTCGAGGTCGTCCTCCCCCAGCTCGTTAAACGGTATAATTTTCGGTTCGTACATGGCGGTGGGGTTTTACTTGGTGGTGGTGGGAAGATTCTGTTCTGCGGTTTTTACAACGAACCCATCAAGCGGCATGTTGGCCGCTGCTGCCAAGGTGGCAATCTTGCCGTAAAGGCTGAATGGTATTTGAAGTGTGATGTCTTTCATTTTTCCTTGCGTATATTTGCGTGTTTCGTATGCCTGCATAATACGCAAAACGCCGCAGGAAATCAAGCATAAAACCGCATTTTTACGCAATTATTTTTATTTTTTGCGTCGAGTGCGTATCTTTTCTTGACTTTTGCGTATTGTTTGCGTATTATTTGCGTGCCATGCTTAACGAGCGTTTACAAAATTGGCTGATTTTAACAGGAACAAGCCGCACTCAGCTGGCTGAGCTCCTGCACCTCAGCCCGAGAACGGTCGAGGGTTGGCTCGGCAAAAAGCCACGTCCGATTCCGGCGCGTTTGCACAACACGTTGGAACGGCTCATGGCCCCGCCAGCCGAGCCCGGCTGCATTCCTGTGCAGCTCCTTTTATCCGAAGAGCAATGGGAGCGTTTCACCGCACACATTCCCGAAGGCTTAAATAAGAAGGAGGTGCTCATAAAGCAGTTAATGGCCATGTTAAGCGCGTTAGAATTGCCAAAGCAATAAATGCGCATTCAGGCCGGGAGGAACCACCTCACGGCCTTTTTTTCTCTCTCAGTTTAGCCGCCAAGCTAAAAAAGGGTTGCCGCCCGGCCCGGGTATTGTATGGACCCTCGGCCCGAACCGGGCGGCTGGATTGCGCTCTTGTCATTGGGTAGTTGAGCTCCCCGCTCCTCTCGTCGCGGAAATTTGTCAGGGTGGTGGTTTGGTGGTGGTTTGTATTCATTGGACGGCATGAAAAATACCACCGTTTTTATGGGAGTTCAAGGAAAGTTAGAGGAAGTTAGGCGTGTTACAAAAAGTGCATTTTCTGCTTATTCGCAAAAGTTAGAAAATTAGATTGCTTCTAAACCCCGGCTCGGGGTATACTTCCGGCCGCAAACAGCACCACAACACACCATGAACAGGAGAATTATGGAAAATTACCGTCGCATGAGACAGCGCCTGCTTCGCACAATAACCGAAGCTGAGGAATTGGAAGAGGCCTGCGCGGAGTACCTCGGACGCTGGGCCGGGGAGCAGAAAACCCTGAGGAGAGTATTTGCCCACATAAAGACACAAGAGACGTTAGAGGCCCTGCGCGACCTCAACCGCCAGCTCCGGAAGCTGCCCTTGCCCCCGGCTATGTGAGGCAAAAAAAGGGAGGACAAGCCACAGCAAAGGCCTGTCTCCCCGGCCCGGGGAACCACCCCCGGCGACCAATTGAATACAAACCGCCTCACGAGGGGGCGGTAAACCTCGGCTATTATGCACCCGGAGACACCCATTTGCAAGGCTTTTTGCAAAAAAAATGCAATTTTCTTGCGGAATCTCGCAGATTTTTTGTCTTAATTTGTTGACTTTCAACGCATTAAATGGTAATTTGAACACGTAAACAGCACAACAGCAACTAATTACAAACAAATAAATAGAAAGAACAAAAGACCATGAACATAACTAATTACATAACCAATCAACTTGCCGACGACGAGGAATACGTACTCAAGAGCGAGATTTCCACCGATAAGATTGCGGTCTTTAGAAACAGCCTTTTCTTTCAGTGGCAGAAAGAAAAGGCCGAGTGTGCAGAAGCCGTCAGAGAGGTGTTAAAGGCAGAGGGAAAAAAGTATTTTATTGTAGCCTGCGGCAGCACCTTCCTTATGGAGGACATGCGTCACATACTGGAGAGCGGCCTCGGCAAGATGGCAGGACACGCTTTTGTATACAGCAAGAGATGGAGTTGGCTAGAAAAAAAGGAAGTCCTCGATTGCAAAGGAGCCGCAGTAGTTTTTGAGTTAGCTTAAGGGAAAGGAGATCACGAAGTATGAAGAACGACATAACAGGAGCTTGCCGGGGAGCAAGGAGTAATTTTGCCCCCACAGCAACGGGTAGACATGAGAAGGCGCGCTAATATAAAATGAGCACCATGAACGAGGAAACCATACAAGCCGCCCGCGCGGCATTTAAGCAAGACCCGGAAACCGCCTGCAAGGCCCTGCTGGGCTGCACACCCGAGGAGATGTTTATCACCGCCCTGCGCGGCTGCAATCAGCACAAGCATAAGCCGGGGTGCCCGGAGGCGGAGGGAGGCGGTTGGGCGAACAAAAGCACAGAAGACAAATTAAAAGCTGCGATAGAAACACAGAAAAAAGCAAAAGAACAAGCCGAGAAAAAT